CAGCAGACCCGGACAATCCGACCGGTGTCCGCGTGATCGGTGGTGACACCGAATACGTTCACCTCGCGCTCAATCCGGCGGACGCGCAATGGCTCGAAGTCCGCGCGTTCACCGTGACCGACCTCGCCCGCCTGTTCGGCATCCCCTCCGCGCTGATGCTCGTCTCCCTCGAGGGCAACTCGCTCACCTACTCCAACGTGGAGCAGGAGTGGCTCGCGTTCACCCGGTTCACGCTCATGCAGTACCTCCGCAAGATCGAGGAAGCACTGACCGAGCTATCCCCGTACGGGCAGCGGATCAAGTTCAACGTGGAGGCCCTGCTCCGGACCGATACCGAGTCCCGATACGCCGGGTACGCCGTGGCGATCGATCACGGTTTCCTCACCCCGACCGAGGTCCGGGCCCTCGAGGGACGCGACCCGCTCACCGCCGATCAACGGGCCGAGGTAGCGCAGTACCTCGCCGCGTCCAGGCCCACACAGGAGGTCACCGCATGACCGCGACCCTGCCCGAGCAGCTCACCGGGCCGGACGGTCTGGCCGTCCGGGACTTCACCGGCATGCAGCTCCGCGCCGAGACCAGGGAGGACGGCGCCCGAACCGTGACCGGTCTCGGCGTCCCCTACGGGGAGGAGTACGAAACCCCGTGGTTCCGGGAGCGGTTCGAGCCGGGCGCGATCACCGATGACTCGGCAGCTCTCGCGTACTACCGGCACATCGACCCGATCGGTCGCGTCACGGCATCCAAGGACATCGACGCCGGCCGAGAGGTCACCCTCACGCTCTCCCGCACCTCCACCGCGGACGAGGCGCACACGCTCGCCCAGGACGGCGTGATCCGTGGCCTGTCCGTGGGGTTCGTGCCCGTGAAGTGGCGCGAGGAACACGACGAGGGCGACGAGCGTCCCCTGATCGTCCACGAGTCCGTACAGGTCCGGGAGTACTCCCTCGTCCCGTTCCCAGCGTATGCGGGCGCTCAGATCGCGTCCGTCCGATCCACCGACCACCACCGCTCCCACCAGGAGGACACCATGCCCACCGCAACCGAGGACCTCGTGACCCGTGCCGAGCACGACGAGACCATGACCGAGGTCCGCGCCGCGATCGAGGACGTGACCCGTCGCGTCGCGTCCGCCGGTGACCCGACGCCGGCCGACATGCTCGCGGCCCGAGCCGAGCAGTTCGCCACGATCGGCGACTACGTGCAGGCGATCACCTCCGAGGGCGATCCCCGGCACGAGGTCGCGATGCTGCTGCACCGTGACATCACCACGTCGGACATCCCCTCGCACCTCGTGAACACGCCCGGCTTCATCGGTGACCTGTCCAAGAAGGTCACCGAGCGTCGCCGGTGGCTCTCCCGGTTCAACACGCGCAGCCTGCCGCGCAAGGGGATGACGGTCGACTACATCAAGACCACCGCGACGGCGACCGTGGCCGAGCAGGAGGAGCAGCTCGAAGAGCTCGCGAAGGGTGCAGGGTTCACCGTCACGGCTGCCTCGTCCCCCGTGCGGACGTTCGGTGGTGCCGAGACCGTCGCCCGACAGGTGATCGACCGGTCCGAGGCATGGGCACTGACCACCATGTTCGAAGCGTTCGCCCTGCAGTACGCCCGGCAGACCGAGGCCGCAACCAAGGCCTACATCGTGGCTCAGGCCGCGACGAAGCTCGCCGGGACCGCCGGCACCGACTACGTGGAGGTACCGGCCGCGTTCGGCGCGTTCGACTGGATCGACTCCGCCGTGGACTCCGCCGGGCTGCTCGACGATCGCGGATACGACCTGCAGGCCCTCGCCGTGTCCGCCGATGTTTTCAAGCGGCTGGCGTCCGAGGCCGGCACGGACGGCCGGCCCCTGCTCACCGTCTCCGGGTCCTCCACCGGCGTGAACGTGGTCGGCACCGCGAACCTGCCCGGCCTGTCCGGTGAGCTGCTCCGTATCCCCGTGGCCGTCCTCAACGGCGCCGCTGCCGGTACCGCTCTGTTCTACGACCCGGTGGCGATCGAGACCCTCGAGTCGCCCGGTGCCCCGTTCTGGCTGCAGGCCGACGGCGTGCTCAACCTGTCCCGCGATTACGCCTGCTACGGGTACATCGCGCACATCGCCCCGCACCCCGGCGCGCTGCTCCCGGTGTCCTTCACCGGCACCACCACCCCGCCCGAGGACTGATCCATGGATCCCGCGACCCTCGCGACGCGGCTCGCGCAACACGTCGGCGCGACCCGCGCCGGCGCCGACCGTGAGACGTACCTGAAGAGCTGTGCGACCGAGGCGATCGACCTCGTGACGCAGATCGTCGGGCAGCGTGAGGTCCCGAAGTCCATCCTCGAGCGCGCCATGGTCGAGGCCGGCGCGGACCTGTACTGGCGACAGCAGGCCCGTAACGGGGTCGCCACGTACGAGTCCGAGGGTGCCCTGGAAACGGTGCGGGTCGGGCTTGACCCGAGTCGCTCGGCCCGTGCCGTCCTCGCCCCATGGCTCGGCCCGGTGATCGCATGACCGGGTATCAGGCCGCGCAGCAGGTAATCGAGGACGTGGGACGCGCTCTCGAGGCCGTGCAGATCGACGCGCTCACCACCCTGGACCCGGCCGAGGCCGGTGCCGCGCTCGGCGCCGGCCGTCCCGTGGTCCTCGCCGGTCCGCCCACGACCACGTGGGAGACCTATCACGTCGCCGTCCACGCGTTCGAGGTCCTCGTGATCTCGACCGACACCGATCCGCTGACCGCATGGCCCGAGCTGGACGCTCTGGCCGAGCAGCTCGTGGAGCCCCTGGCGCTCGACACCTCGCGCGTCACCACATGGCAACCGGCACACGGGGACCCGTGGCCCTGCCTCGTCCTCACCCTCGACACCACCACCACCAGGGAGTGATTACCCATGGCACTGTCCAAGCTCGGCCCCGGCCTGCTCACGTTCGGCGAAGCAGCAGACGCGAAGGAGTTCGGCGTGGCCGTCTCCGAGGCCACCCTCGCCCCCGAGTTCGACTCCGACGACCCGATCAGCCTCCTGTCCGGTGACGAGGTGCCCGGCGACGAGACCGAAACGTGGACCCTCACGTTCACCAAGTACCAGGACTACACGGCCGAGTCCCTCGACCTGTGGCTCTATGACAACTCCGGGGAGGAACTCCCGTTCACGTTCGTGCCCGACAAGGCCGGAAAGCTGCAGGCCAAGGGCCGTGTGGTGATCCGAGCCGGCTCGCTCGGCGGGGAGGTCAAGAAGCGCAACACCTCCGAGCTCGAGCTGCCCGTGGTCGGCCGTCCAGTGATCACGGCGGACTACGCCGCAGCTCCCGAGGGCTGATCCGTGGCCGGGGTTCGGATCGACGGTGCGCGACGCCTCCGCGCGACGCTCAAGCGCGCCGGATCCGACCTATCCGACCTCAAGGCCGCGAACCGCCACGCAGCCTCCACCGTGGCCCCCGTGGCCGCGGCCATGGCTCCCAAGCGGACTGGACGCCTCGCCGCCTCGGTCCGCGTGGGAGCTACCGCAAAGGCCGGAATCATCCGTGCCGGCCGGAAGCGCGTCCCGTACGCCGGCCCGATCCATTGGGGCTGGCTCACGCGACCCAACCCCGCCCAGGGATGGGCCGGCGGACCGATCCGCGGCAATCCGTTCATGACCCGCGCCGCACAGGTAACGGAGCCGACGTGGGTCCCGATCTACGAAAAAGAACTACTGGAAGCAATCCGAAAGGTGAAGGGGAAGAGATGACGATCAAGGCACCCAAGGTGGACGTTCTGATGATGAACGGGGACGAGCTGCAGGCACAGCTCGGCATTCCCGACCAGATCCAGTGGTCCAAGACCGCACGAGCCCGCGGATGGGCAGCCGATGACGAGCTGCTCGCACAGACATTCATGGTGTGGCACTCCCTGCACCGGACCGGGCAGTACGCGGGGACGTGGGACGAGTTCTCGACCACGGACGCCTCGTGGGTCGCCGAGCACGAGGACGAGACCGAGACGGAGGTGCCGTCCGAGCAGGACCCTACGGACCCGGTGAGCTGATGCGTTCCATCGTCGCCCTCGCGCTCCGTACCGGAATCCCGGTGAGCACATGGGTGGACGAGGACCCCGCAGTCATCACCACAGCGCTCGAGCTGATCGCAGAGCAAGACGAGGAATAGGAAGGGGGACACCGTGGCCGGTAAGACGGCGATCCTGTCGGTACGCGTCACCGGGGACAGCTCCGGTGGTGTGCGTGCACTGACCCGCACGGCCGCAGCCGTAACCGGTCTCGACAAGGCCGCGAAGCGCGCCCGAACCGCGATCCCCGCGCTCGTCAAGTCCGCGCCCAAGGTCGCCGTGATCGCGTCCGCGATCGCGACCCTCGCGGCCGCTGCCATGGCCGGCGCCGGCAACCTGTTTTCTCTCGCCGTTTCCCTCGCCTCGATAGCTCCCGCGGCCCTCGTCCTGCCAGGGATCCTCGCCGGCATGGCAGTCGGCGTGGTGGCCCTCGTCCTCGCCCTCAAGGACGCCGGCACCGTCCTCGCGGATCTCGGCCCCAAGTTCACGGCCCTGCAGGACTCCGTATCGGCCGCGTTCTGGGAGCGCGCCGAGCAGCCGATCCGCTCCCTCGTGGACAACCTCCTGCCGACCCTCGGCACCGGCCTTACTGCGATCAGTTCTCAACTCGGCGGGATGTTCGCCGGAATCGCTGGCGTGCTCGGATCCACCGGCGGACTCGAGGTGATCGGCAACATTCTCGCCGCGACCTCCGACAGCATCGGACTCGCTACGGCCGGCATGGAGTCCCTCACCTCTGGACTGCTCGGCCTCGCCGGCGCCGGCGCAACGTACCTCCCACAGCTCGCGCAGTGGTTCACGGACATTACGGGCCTCGTGGGTGCAGGCCTCGATCGACTCCGGTGCCATGTTCGACTGGATCGACACCGGGATCCAGGGGCTGCATCTGCTCGGTTCGATCCTCGGTGACCTCGGCGGGATCATCGGCGGAATCGGCAAGGCCGCGATGTCCGTTGGAGGTGCAACCCTCGGTTCCCTCGCCTCCGGCCTCGAGTCCATCAATGCGGCGATCAGCGGGCCGATGGGGCAGGACCTGCTACGGACCCTGTTCGCCGGCGCCGGGAAGGCCATGGACAACCTGGCCCCGGCTATGTCCGCGATCGGTGGCATGCTCGCCGCGCTCGCCCCGGTGATCGCCTCGGTGTTCGATGACGCCTCCCTCGCGATCGGCACCCTGCTCGAGACCCTCGCCGGGGTCCTCGCGTCCCCGGCCGTCGCCGGTGGCCTGCAGATCGCGTTCTCTGACATCTCGGACGCCCTCGTGGCGTTCGCTCCCACGCTCGAGGTCCTCGCCCCGCTACTCGGTGAGCTGCTCGGACTGTTCGGCACCCTCGTGCAGGCCGTCCTCCCGATCGCCGCGGAGCTGCTCGCGACCCTCGCGCCGATCATGACCACGCTCGCCGCTGCCCTCGCCCCCGTGGTGGAGCAGATCGGCGGCGCCCTGCTCGGTGCCGTACAGACCCTGCTGCCACCGCTCGCCAGCCTCGCACAGCAGATCCTGCCCCTCGTCCTCGGGGCGTTCACGCAGCTACTCCCGGTCCTCATGCCCGTGGTCGAAGCCGTCGTGCAGTTCGGCAGTGCCCTGCTCTCGCAGCTCGCGCCGGTCCTGCTGCAGATCGTGACCACCGCGCTCCCCCCGCTCGTGGACCTCGTGACGCAGCTCGCCCCCCTGTTCGTGCAGCTCGTCGCGGCCGTGGCCCCGCTCGTGCAGCAGCTCGTTGCCGGCCTTGCGCCGATCATCGTGCAGCTCGTCGCCGACGTGCTGCCCTCGCTCATCCCGGTAATCGTGACCGTGGTGCAGAACATCGTCGCGTTCACGCAGGCGATCGCCCCGCTCGTCTCGATGCTGCTCGACGTACTCATTCCGGCAATTCAGAATGTTGTGACCGTCGTTTCCTATGTGGTCCAGCAGATCGCAACTTTCGTGAATATGGTCCTGACGGTATGCCGAAATGTCGTGCAGGGCATTCTCGCGCTACTCCAAGGTGATTTTGCGGGCGCGTGGGCCTATGCCCAGCAGGCCGTCACGGCAGCCGCAACGGGCATCCGCACCATGATCACCAACGCGATGAACGCGGTCCGCTCGATCATCACGAACGTCCTGACCACGGCCCGATCCCTGTTCAACTCGGCGTGGTCCGCGATCGTCACCACCGTCACCGGTGCCGTGGGCCGGCTGCTCGGTGTGGTCCGACAGATCCCCGGGAAGATCACCTCGGCCCTGTCCAACATGGGCAGTCTGCTCGTGGGAGCCGGTAAGGACCTGATCCAAGGACTCATCAACGGCATCGGATCCATGGGCAGCGCGCTCAAGAACAAAGCCTCGTCCCTCGCCGGCGGCGCCGTGGACGCGATCAAGTCCAAGCTCGGCATTGCGTCCCCGTCTAAAGTGCTGTTCCGGGTCGGTAAGTGGACCGGGCAGGGACTGATCAACGGTGTCGGCGCGATGACCCGGGAAGCATCCCGCGCCATGGCTGATCTGGTCTCGGTCCCCTCGGCCCCGAGGATCCCCCTGCAGGGCGTCACGGGCACCACGGGCACGACTCCCGGGCGCTCCGTGGAGCAGCACGTCCACGTGCACGTGGACGGCGCGTTCATCGGTGACCGTATCGGCCTCGCCCGTGAGATTGAGCGGCTGCTCTCCGATCGCCACCTGCTCGTGACCGGTGGTGAGGCGTAATGGCACGTCGGACCCCGGGACGCCTCTACCGCAAGCTCGACCCTGCACAACCCCTGTTCCGGTTCACTACCGAGCAGGGGACCGACCTCCGTGACGGTGGGATCACCGGTATCACGATCAAGCGCGGGGACGGATCCCCGGCCGGCGGCGTCGCCCCGTCCACGCTTGAGGTCGGTGTCTCCGGGTTCGCTGCCGTGCAGGCCGGGAACCATTGTGAGGTCAACCTCACCACGTCCGGTGCGCAGCTCATGGCCGACCTCGTAGGCGTGAATCCCGCGACCGTGCAACCGCGGTTCTCCGGGAGGATCGGCCGGCAGACCGTGGACGATCGAGGGACCAGGCAGACCACGACGCTACTCGCAGCCTCGTGGACGGCACAGCTGGCCCGGGTCCGTAAGACGGTCACTCCGCCGGTGGGATCCAACATCGCGCTCGTGATCGCCGAGCTGCTCACGTCCAACGCGCTCCCTCGCCTCGGTGACCCGACACGCATGGGGACCCCGGACCAGTACGGCACCGTCCACAAGGTGCAGGATCCGCAGTCCTACAGCGATATCGGGAAGTGGACCAGCGCCCTCGGCTTCACGGTGCGGGAGACCCGCGCCGGCGGCCGGCAGATCCTCACGCACGCGCAACGCTGGGAGGACGCGCAGGACGGCCTCGACACGTCCCTACCCGTGATCCGATCGCAAGCCCTCGCCCCCGCCAAGTGGCAGCAATCCGCCGAGGGCATCCCCCGTAACCAGCGGCTCACATGGGGCAGCGGGAACGGGACGAACTCGGCGACGTGGGGACAGGTGGACGATCCGACAGCAGTCGTGGTGGACCACGACCTCACGCACGCCCGGTTCAACAACGAAGACCAGGTACGCGCCGAGGGCGCGCGCCTCCGGGCCCTGGAATGGGAAACAGCATACGACCTGCCGAGCGTGGAAATCGACCTACTGCACCTGATCACATCGGATCGGAAGTACGACAGGGACCAGGCCGCGCGCCTGCTCGTCCTCGAGGCCGGCTCCCCGATCTACCTGTCCGGCGACTGGCACCACCAACTCCAAGGCATCCACTTTGCCGTGGGAATCACCGAGACCATCACCGGCGCCGGCTGGACCCTCAACCTTGAGCTCGCTCCGTCGTATCACGTCGTGGGATCCATCTCGCCCACCGTCCCCGCCCGTGTTTGGGACTCGGCCACCTATGCGTGGTCCGCCGAGTCCCGCACCTGGAACGCTGCCTGAAAGGACCACCAATGGCAACCGATACCGAAATGAAAGCCGCAGGGATCCACCTCCCGATCGGTGGGGACTACATCAAAGACGGGGACGACGCGATCAGCGCGAACGCCCGCGTCCTCTGGGAACGGATCGAAGACGCCCGTTTCGACCAAACCGCCGTTCCCCTCGGCACCTCCGCAGTTTTCGACAACCTCCCCACGAACATTTACACGTGGTGGTCCGGAGACGCTGCCGAGGCCCTCGGCATGCCGTTCACCGCGCAGGGCACGATGATCATGTCCCGGTGGGGAACCTCCGGCGGTCTGGCCCTGGCAGCATCCCGCTCCCTCAAGCCGACCCTCTGGATCAACGCTCGCTTGTCCGGCGGATGGTCCGGATGGACACAGATCGGCGGGACACGGGCCCCCGTGCAACAACTCAAGACCGCCGGCCCCGCCGGCATGACGATCGCGCCGCTCGCCATGACCACCGGCTACGGAGGTGCCACGACCAGCGGAACGGGCACCATCTCGGTTATTCAGTACCTCCCGGCATCGGTGACTCGGTTGCAGGTGCATATCCGCAACTGGAACCCCCGATATATCAACGCGGACCGGGACACGGCAACGCTTGCGAACGTGCGGATCGGCCGGCACACCACCAACGGCAACGGCACCGACTGGGTCACTCTCCCGTCCGGTGCGACGGCGTACACGTCGGGATGGCTCACGGTGCCGCTCGCGCTCCGTGGCGCCGAGGTAGTCGTGCAGTACACGTGGACCGGCTCTGACGTGACCCGGACGATGGGCACGGCGTGGTCCGACGGGACCCGCACGAACAATCCCGAGCTGTGGACATGGCTTGAAGTCGAGGTCCCCAACACAACGCCCGTCGTGGCCGCCTACGGGTCGTCCACCGCGGCTGGCGTCGGCGCGACCCGTCCCGTCATTGACTCGTGGCTCGGGCAGTGGGCACGCGCGAACGGTGCCGTGCCGGCGTACTGGGCACACTCCGGGGACTCCGCTTCGTCGTGGACCGAGACCGCGAACCGGAAGTGGGAGCTGTACGGGTCGAGCATCAACGCGCCGAACGTGGTCCTGTACGCGATGGGGTCGAACGACTGGGCAGGGAACATCACCGCGGCCGAACTCCGGGAACGGGTCACCTCGACCGTGGCCGAACTACGCCGGAGGATCGGCGGCACCCTGTACGGCACGACGATCACGCCGCGCAGCCCGAAACCAGACAACGACAACGTACGCACCTCTGTGAACGCGTGGATGCCCGGATCCGGCCTGTTCGATGGAGTGATCGACCTCGCCGGCGCCGTGTCCCTCGCGGACGGCACCCTCGATCCCGCGATCGACTCGGACGGCACGCACGTCACCACTGCCGGGCACGCCCGGCTCGCTGCTGCCGTGCCGGCCTCGATCGTGACCGAGGCGGCGAACTACGACACCGGATACCGGGACATCACCTCGCTGATCCCAGCCGACAGGTACACGTCCGGGCAGGTGATCCTCTCGCGCCGGGGGGATGAGGTGACGCTGCAACTCGTGGACCTCGTGGTGCCCCTCACCGGCACTGGGACCTTGTTCGGGATCCCAGCCGGGTTCCGTCCGTTCCATGTCGAGCGCGCCCCGTGGTTCCGACCCAACACGACGCGCGCGAACCTCGGCGAAACGATCAACGCGTCCAACACGGGGACGCTGCTCGGCTACGCGATGGAGGCCGGCGCCGCCATGACCTGCCGCATGACCTGGACCACACAGCAGGCGTGGCCGACCACGCTGCCCGGCACCCCGGCCTGAAAGGAACCGAGAAATGGACCTGAAATCTCTCTCTGACGACGAACTCGCACAGCATCGACGGGACGTCCTCACCGAACTGGAACGCCGCGCGACCTCGCCCAGATCCCCGACCAGATCGAACAACTGGCGAAGACGTTCCGGGCTGGTGGCGGGGACGAGGACAAACTCATCGACGCGCTCACCGTGCCACAGGCCACCAACTGAAAGGACCCACCATGTCCAGCATCTACGACCACCTGCGCTCCGCGTGGACCACCACCACGACCCGCTCGCACGCGTTCGACCACACCGTGCGCGGTGCTTACCTGCATTACCCCGGATCCGGCAACGTCAAGTTGCAGGGCGAGTCCGATGCCCAGATCGCGGCCCGACTCCGCGGATATCGGGACATGCACGTCAACCAGCGTGGGTGGCTCGATGTCGCCTACAACGTCGCCGTGGACGGGCGCGGGCGAATCTGGGAGCTCCGCGGTCTGTTCCACGAGTCCGGGGCGAACGGGGGCAGCAGCTCCAACAACGAGGCGGCCGCGATCCTGCTGCTCGTGGGAGACAAGGAGGTGCCCACGCAGGCCATGATCGACGGCGTGCTCCGGGTCCTCGCAGCTCTCAAGGACCGGTACAGCACCGCTACCTATGTGCGTGGTCACCAGCAGTCCCCGGACGCGTCCACGGACTGCCCCGGCACGCCGGTCATGAACCTCCTGCGTGCCGGCCGGTTCCACTACCGCGGGCCCGGCGGCTCGTCCAAGCCGTCCAAGCCCGTCCCCACGACCAAGGCGCCGGCATTCCCGCTCCCGCGCAAGTCTGGGGACCTGTGCTACTACGGCCCCGTTGGCGGACCGGTCCAGTCCGTGAGTGGCCGTGCGTCCAACTCGCACGCAGGGAGCGACGTCTACCAGGACAAGAGCGGCCGCTGGCACTCCAAGGGCCTCGCCAGGTGGCAGCGGCGGATGCAGAGGCGCGGGTACTCGATCGCTGCCGATGGACGCTACGGCCCCGTCACCGAGAAGGCGGCACGGAACCTCCAGAAGATCGCCAGCCTGAAGGTGGACGGGAAGATCGGCCCCGACACGTGGCGCGCCGCGTGGGAGGAACCGGTTCGCTGATGCCGCACACGCCCGACGAGGTAGCGGCCCTCATCGGAGGACTCGCCGTGATCGCCGTCGCCATGGTCTCCGCCGTCGGCGTGACCGTGGGTGCCGTCCTCGCCGTGGTCGTGAAAATACGTCCCGAGTGGCGCAAGATTCGCGCGGACGCGGCCACCGTTGCCCACGAGGTACAGCACAACTCGGGTGGATCCATGAAGGACAGTATTTCCCGGATCGAGGCCATGGTCTCGGAGCAGGGCCGGGACATCCGCTACCTCCGTGGCGACCTACGCGCCCACGAGCAGGACGGCGCGCAGCAGCTCGAAGACCTCCGCGTGCGCATCCGCTCACTCGAATCACCACCAGCAGAAAGGGACTCACCATGACTGACGACCAGCCCGCACACCGGGCGGATACCGACGACGAGCCCACACACCGTGCGGAGACTGCCGATCCGATCGAGCGCGCCGGACGGATCATCACGTCCCCGGCCGCACGGCGCTGGGTCTACCGGGTCGCACTTGCCGTGATCGCACTGTGCGCCGCCTATGGCCTGGTGGAGGACTCGGCGGCTGCACTCTGGGGAGCGCTGGCGGCTGCCCTGGTCGGCTTGCCCCTGGCCGATGCGAACGTCAACACCGGGACGTAGCATTGCCTCCATGAGGACACCACGCACGCCCGTAACTGACGCTGGCCTACGGGTCTACGACCGTGTGGCCCCGGATGACGCCGTTGTGCGTGCGTGGACCGAGGCCGGCCGATATCCGGCTGCTCACCGTGAAGCACAGCAGATCGTCCGGGACGCTATGCCAGTCCTGGCCCGTGCTCTGGACCGAGCAGCCGAGCAGGCAAAGCACCCTTAGGCGGCCGCAGCGGCCGCGAGGCGCAGGGCATCGCCCGGCAACTCGACGTACCGGCGGGTGGTCTCCGGACGGGTGTGCCCCATCAGCTCGCCCACCGCCAGCAGGTCACGAGTGCCCGCATAGGCCCGTGTCCCGAACCGGTGTCGGAGTGTGTGCCCGGTCCACCCGTCCGGGAGCATCTCTCCGAGCAGTCGGGAGACGTATCCGGCCGAGAGGTGACCGTCGATCCGGCCCGGGAACAGCCACCCGCCCGCCTTTCGGATCGCAGATGTGAGTTCAGGGTCCAGGACCGGGACTACGCGGACCTTGCCGCCCTTGCCGGTGACCCGTAGCAGGTCCTCGACCAAGTTCCCTGTGTGCACGGTGGCGATCTCGCACGCCCGTAGACCTACCAGGGCCGCGAGTCTCAGCATGAGCCGTCCCCGGGTATCCGCGAGCGCGAGCGCGCGTGCATACACCGTCTCGGGTGTCGGGCGGGGCCGTCCCGCCGGGACGCGCACCGTGGGGAGTCCTACAGCCGGGTCGGCGCCCATGTGTCCCGATCCGTGCGCCCACCGATAGAACGACGCGAGCACGCTCCGGCATGACTTCCTTGTCTCAGCGGCCCATCCTGGCCGCCCGAGGACCTCCAGTAGGTCACCTGTGCTCGCGCGGTACGGGTCCGCAATGACCCGCCGTGCCTGGTCCAGGTAATGCCGATGGAGGCGGATCGTGCCGTCAGACCGTCCGCCTGCCCTCAGGGCCACTACATAGGCCCGCTCTGCCACTGTCCAGTTATCAGCACTCATGGAGGAATTATGCCGCCGTGCGTGCGAGTGATAGCCTCGATCTGGCTGTGACCTGGGCATCCGCATAATCGAACGGTTGCTGGTTCAAGTCCAGCCGCGGGAGCCCACCGGCCCCGTCATCATCTGGTGACGGGGCCTTTCCCGTCCTCAGCCAATGAGCGTCAACCCCGCACGCCCACGCGATCAGCGTCAAGGTCGCGTTGTTCGGCGTCCGCTGGCCTCGCTCTGCCGCGCCCAGAGTGCCACGTGCGACCCCGGCCCTCTCGGCAAGCTCGCCCTGATCCAGGCCCGCGTGCTCGCGCGCGGCACGTAGGCGGATCGGCAAGGTGTTGATGTCAGGGACGACGCCCACACTGTGCGGTTGCTGTGTCATGTGTTCAACCTAGAACAGGTGGGGGACATTGCGCTAGTGGCTCGACACGCCGGGGCTGTCAAGGTTGACCAATAGATCAAGCCGGCCCTAGAGTTGCCCACATGATCAACCTTGACCTGATCTCTACGCGCGAGGTCGCGCGCAAGCTGGGGGTGACTCCACAGACTGTCGCACGTCGCGTCCGCGCCGGGGAACTGGCCCCAGCGGTGCGAGGCGTAGGCGTCCGTGGCCCGCTCTGGTTCGATGCTGAACAGATTGAGGCCCTGGTGTCCGACACCACCCCCAACGGCGAGGAGGCCGGGGAGTGATTGCAGAGCTGATCGGCTACGGCCTGTGCTGGGTCGCCCTCATGGTGTGCGCGTCTGCTGCCGTGCTCGGCGTCGCCGCGATCCTCCGAGGGGAGAACCGATGAAGTGCCGCCACGTCGGATGCACAGATCCCGCATGGACGCGCGGCGTGTGCCACTACCACCACGCGGTCCTGATCCGCGCCGCTCGAGGTCGCACCATCACGCATCCGTCCCGGCCCCGCCGGCGAGCCTGGCGACGCTCCACCTTGTGCCACGAGGGCACGACCTACTCGTGCATGCGGGACGCAGGGCACGACGGTGCACACGTCTACTGGGGTCCCGAGGCACTCGAGGTCTGGCGATGACCTTAATCCCACAGGGCACGCGGCCGGTACCGGTACTCGCGACCAAAGATCGCCTCGACTCCGACCGTTCGACGCTTGCCCCTGCCGTCAACAGCGACCCGCAGCACGCACACGTTCACCCCGCCAAGCTCGCGCATGTCCTCGTCGTCGGGATCGATGCTGCCGAGCCGGGGACCCGGTTCCGGCGTACCGTCCCGGCCGAGTTTCACCAGTGGGTGCACGCTCCGGCCCTTGCGGACCGCCCAGAGATGGCGCACCCCCGAGACGGGCACCTGGCGCACGAGGTGCTCGAGGTCCACCCGGTCTCCGAGGTCCACGGGTTCACGGATCACCTCGTCCGCCAGCTCGCGCACGGCACCGCTGCCGTGGGACGCCTGCTGGCCGACACCGGCCGGGAGCTGCTGGACACCTTGCACCGCACGGCCGAGCTGCTCGTGCCCCTGTGGACGCGGCCCAAGCGTCCGGTTCAACCACGACACCGCCTGATCGAGAACCCCAAAACTCACCATGCGCACAGTCTGGCAGGTGATCGGTGATGCCCAGGCGCGAATGCACGTGGTGTGACGAGCCCGCGACCACGGCGCTGCAAGTCCAGTTCGTCGGCCCCCTCGCGGCATGTGATGACCCGTCGCATGCCGCAGCTCTCCGGTCACTTGAGACCACCGCCGGCCGTCCCGTCGAGCCCGTGGCAGGTGAGGCCCGGTGAGCGTGATCATGACCGAGGCCCTGCACCGCTGGCGCTCCATGCGAGATGAATTCGAGCTGTACCGGGAATCCGCGTACCAGCAGGCTCACGTCGCGTGCAAGGGCGTGCTGCTCACCAAGGACGCTGCCAGCGCCGGCGTGGAGGCCTACAGCCTGTTCATCGGCCCCGAGGCCCGAGCACTCCGCTACGCCTCCGAGGAACTCCGCACGTGGTGGGAGACCCACCCGCGCGTGACCGTGGCCCAGTTCGAGGCCGCATGGACGGACGACACCTACTACGGCGGGGGGGGGGGTAGGTATCTGACCCGTTGACCCACCCCGGCGCTCTCCCTCACGGTCTCAGCCGGTAACCGATGACCGCACGGATTCATATAGAAGCAATCGCCTGCCGTGGGCGGCCCCCGCTCGGCTGTACCTGATCAGTCACCCGACGGGTTGCGCAGAGCCTCGCACTGTTTCAGTGCCGAGGCTACACGCGCACCCTGACTCGGTATATGGGGGTTCTGGTCCGAGGGCAAACCTGGGGAGGGGACGCTCCGGGAGGGGTCCCGCGTAGCGGGTCCGACAGCCCCGCAGGGGCAGCCCTGGAACGTCCCCCACAACTGAACAGCAGGATCCCCTCTCACACCTACCAGACGCTCCCACGCAGTCCGGACCGGCCGACCCGCAGCAGCAGGCCGCGTGGTGCGGGAGGGCAGCACTCAACCATCCGATGAATCCACAGCCTCACCGATGACAAGAAGGGAAACGCGATGACAGGCCTATATGACTCGGCACCCCAATGCCCGGTCTGCCACCGCGTGCTCCGAGCCGATGGGACGTGCCGCCGGCCCCAGTGCCCCGAGTGGGTACCCGGCAGCCCCGAGGCCCGAGACCTCATCGACCAGATCCGCAACCGCAGGAAGGAACACACCCGCCATGACCACATCCGAGACTGAACCGCTCTCCGCTGTTACGCCCGCGCAGCACGCACGCCTGTACCTGCTCGAGGCCGTAGCCCCGCTCTAC